CCACCCGCAGACGACCTTGCATCCGGCGGCATTATTACATGGCTCACCGGATTAACAATTGCAGTCAGCCAGACAATCAACATTTGCGCCTGTTTTTATCCAGCGGAAACGGACTGCGTTGAATGTTTCACCTGTAAATGTGAAAGCCGACAATGCCAGCGCGATATTCTGCCACGTGGCCGTGTTGGTTGAATTGAAAGCTATCTCAATCTCATTGCTGACCAGGTTGCCTGAAAGCAGAAAAGCCGCGTACAATTTATGACCTTTGATTGGCCTGGCTTTTAAACGCATCCACAAACTTAGAATTTCAAAATCGGAAAAGTTATTTGGAGCAGAATCGGTAAAAGTGATGGTATCGCCGTTGCCAATATTGCCAACATTAATACATGTAGCGGCATTATAAGGATTAACTGTTGAATCGAAATAAGCAGTTACACCGTTTACAGTTCCGGTCCATTCAACGTTTTCATCCCATATAATTTCATCGGTAATGGTTGGCGGCTCGGTGGCGTTTGCCGGTATCAGCACGAAAGTAAGTTCCAGGTGTGTTGAAGGATCGATACTGGGCTTCTGTGGTTCTGCTGCAGGAACACCTTTAATCACTTCAACCTGGCCGAGATTATTAACAGTAAAAACGTCAATACGCGGGTAGGTGGCATCGGCTTCGTCAAGGGTTACCGTTGTTGCCTGGGCAACATACGGATAAAGTCTGCCGCCTAAATAGTAAATTGTCTGGCTGACTGCAATTGTTAATCCGGTGAGCCATGTAATAATGCCGCCGGATGCAAGGCCGTCTGCGGGTGGTGCCATTTTAATGGCAAGTTTCTGGTTTTCGTCGATTTCAAGAACATCTTCGCTGCCTTCGGCAATCGTTACCGGTGGGTGCGATTCATTGCCGGTTAATGCTACTATCCGGGCTTTTTTATCGTTGGTGTAATCGTCGGAAGTTTGCACGATCATACTGCCCAGGTAACAACGGCCCTGATGTGGCATATAAGTAACAATTCCGTTGAGTTCGGGTTCAGCTCCTTTGTAAGCATCGGCAAGGGTGGTGTATTCTGCTGTTCCCATTACTGAAATAATCTTCCGGGATTCTGTCAGTATTTCGTTGGTGGCAAAAATGTGATAAAGCACGAAATTTCCGCTGGTTGCCTGTTGAAGCGAAATCTGGCCGCTGTTAAAATAAACCCTGTCGGATCCTGCAAAAGCATAACCGTTGTTTGCAATAAACCTCGGGTAATTGCCAAAGGAATAAAGAACAGGAATTGAGTTTGAAGAAGTTGGTATTTCGAGTTCAAAATCATCGTGAAGCATTGTGCCACCGGTGATGTTGAATTTTGCATGATCATTGCTGGATCCATCGCCGTTCAGGGAGTAGCCTGTAAACTGCAAACCTGTTTTGCGCCGGGCACCAAATGAGCGGTGAAGGTATGTGTGGATCTGTGGGTTCCACTCGCTGCCGTGACGGTCATCACCAAAATGTATCACTGCATTATTTTCGGCATCCCAGTATAAAAATGAGATAACAACTTTAGTTTCAAGGATAGCTTCGGTTTCTTCTGAAGTTGGATTTTTCGCCAACGTAAGCACCTGGGCAGTTCCGGGGTCGAGTTCCTTGTCAAAGTAAATACAGAAAAGACCTTCCTCGTCAGGGATTTCGATGGTTTTCGTGTCATAAATACGGTGAAAAACAGCAAGATTGCTCCAGATATAAATACCATACCGCGGCTCGAAATATTCTATTTCGGGGTCAAAGGGATTGATGGTGAATATTCTTGTAACCGGGTCAAAGGAAATAACAGCATCTTTTCCGCCCCTGTTGCGAAAACCACTGGTGCGGTTATTTGGCCTGTCGCGCCAAAGCGTATCAATCAATATGGAAAACATAGCATCGGTCAAACCTTTTTCGAGGAGGTTTGTGAACAGGAGTTTGAGCTCTCTTTTTGTTCTTAATCTTTCATCAGCCATGATATTTTTGTTTATACATTATTGATATTCGTTTACGAATCTGTCAGTTAAAAAATCATCACGTATTCAGGAGTGATGTTGTCGGAAGCGTGAGCTTTCGGGCTGTTGGCAGTTTAGCAAAACATCCGAATTGGAATTCCTGGCCAAAAGGATACTTACTTGTTGAAATCTTGCGGTTACAGTCCTGTTGCATGAAAGTGGAGCTATTTTAAATACTGCCGCTTCCGCTTCCGGAAGATGGAATATTGATTCCTGCAGCAATAAGAGCTGCTGTAATTTGTTCAAGCGCAGACTGAACTTCAAAAGCATCCAATCCTTCAATTGGAAGTAATGCAATTTTATCAGCATCAAAATAGAGGAACTGGAGAGCCTGATTTATTTCAGTAATCTTAAAGGGAAGTATTTCCCAGGCATTGCCTGACCAGCCGATAATTTCATTTTTCTCAACTGTTGTTTCCCAGATTGTTGAATTATCTTTAACCAGGTAGCAATCGAACAAAGCGGGTTCGGCCGGTTCTGTTTCTGCATACCCCTTCAGGGTGTGATCAGGAAATGCAATGCGGAGGATGCTGTTACAGACTTCGATAAAATTGGTGTCCATTTCCTGGAAAATAGTGCCAAGCCTGCGTGAAGGACCTTCAAGAATTTTTTTCATATTTTTTATTTATAAATTTCCAAATGGGAATAAATTTAAATCGGTGTCAAAAATTAAATCTATATCGGTAAAGTCGATAAGCGTATCATCCATGATAAGGTTATCGAGAAACCAGTGTTCGGCAAGGCCGGTTGTAAATGGCATGTAACTTCCTTTATAACCGTTAAGTTTTGTTTCGCCAATAGTATCGAGGGAAAATTCAGTTTCCATGGTTTCGATGATAAAATCACCTTCCCGGGAACGAAAGCGCCCGGTGATGTTACGGACCATATAATAGATCATGTTGATTGTAAAATCGGCGTTTCGTGATACGGGCTGGCGTTGGCACCAAAATCGGTTCCATTTGGGCCAGCGGGTTGCGAGCAGACCTTTGGTTTTCTTTTCCCAATCGAGAGCAATGTTTTGGGTTTCTGACTTAGCCTGGTTGTTACCAAGATAAAACATTAACCTGGGTGTAAAATTTTCATAGGTAAACTTAATTGTTTCCATATTGCCTTTGTGCAGTGTCCATGTTTTCTGGTCGCCGAACAGGGTGCTGAAGTCAGTTTTGATTTCTTCCACTTCGTTTTTGTTGCGATTAAAAAAACCGTTTTGGAAGCCGGTCGAAAGGTGTTTCCATCCGATTACATTTACAGGGACTTCATCGCCGGTGGCCGGGTCAATTTGTGGTTCAATGGTCCAGGCATATTCAGCATAGGTATTGGATTGAATGATATAACGTATTTCGCCCATTTTTGGCGCTGTGATAAGTTCGAGGGCTGCTGCTGTTTCAACGGGATCGCCTTCATAGAGCCTGCGGTCATCGATGTCAGTCCATTTTTCCGAGAAGATGGAATCATCATCATCATGGCTGAAAAGGAATTTCAGGGTAACGTCTTTTTTTTCACCATTCTTATTCCAGACGCCTACCAGATAATTACCAATATCAATTGGTACAGAATCAATGATGGTTTCCCTGTCAATAATATCAACTTTTCCGTTAGGATGAAAATGAAAGCAGACATTAAGCAGGTTTTGGATAGAAATCAAAAAATCTTTGAGTTTAATTTTTGGCAATAAATCGCGGTAACGGAATTGTGCATCATAGGTGCGTGAAATATTCTGGACTGAACCAACCGAATAAGTAACTCCGGGAATTATATAATCTTCGGTTACGTATTCAGGGATAGTTTCAGTAATAAACTGGGTAACGAAACTAACATGGGTGATATCGAAGTTATTGTAAAGGATAAGTTTTTTCAAATCTTCATGTTCCGCAATTGCATTTTTGTCGATATAGAAATGGGCATCCCGGAGCAGCATGGTAAGAATAAAATTCAAAAAAAGCATTGGTGAAAGAATGTTTACAAAAAGGTCGGTTTCCAATCTTTTAATTAATGCAGTAGAACCCATAGTGTTTATTGTATTGTCGGGGTTAAGCGTATTTACAAAATAAGCGCAGCTTTTGCGAAAAGCTTCTGTGAGCGCTTCGGTTTTATAAGGTTCGTCAATGTAAAGAGGTTGTTGTTCCCGCCATAAATCTTCCCACCAGGATAAATCAACATAATCCGGATTTAGTACCTTTTTGGTGAGGTTAACAATATGGCCTTTATCCCTGAAGAATTCAGGGTTAAAGTGAGTAGGGCAACCATAGGGATCGGTGAGCGGGTCATAGTTGGCTTTGTTTTCAAAAGTGATATTCTGCATAAATGCAGGGATATCATAAATAAATTTATCCCTGTGTTCTTTCCCCAGGTTTCCAACATTGTTGCGTGACCAACCGCTGTAAAATCCATCTTCTGTTGATTGGATAACCAATGTTCCGGAGTGAATTAATTTTCCGCTGAAGCGGATTACGAAACCCGTGTATTCGATTTCGTTTTTTGTGCTGTATTTTTCAAATCGTTCAGGATTTCCAAGAATTGCGCTGTTGGCTTCGTTTATCTCCAGTTTAATTCCCATTGCTACGTCGCCCGGAATTTCTTCGAAGAAACAAGCCGGGTTATACCAGGTAATTCTTACGGATGAACCGGGCTGAAGCTGAAGCGGAACGTTATTGAGGTAATAGGCAAGCATAATTAATAGTTTCTGTTATCAAATGAAAAACGGCTTATATGGGCTTCGATAAATTCAATATTGATATCGTGCTGATCATTCTGCCGGTTAAAAAGTTCACCACCGGAATTGTCAATGATGATCGGCACGATGATCGAATTTGTTACACTAATATTCGGGTACAGGAACCAGGCTTGTTTTGAAAGCATAAGATCCCTGTAAAACTGGATGGTTGGAATTGATCTCCATCCTGAGTTTATCGCCCATTTGTTAAAGCCTGTTTTATTTGAGGCGAGAACTGTCGGGGTGTAAACTGTATCTCCTGTACGGACTGGTCGGTAAGAAAGTGATTTTTCAATTTCAAATGAATCGATTGCAAATCCGCTGAAATAAACATCATCGATGCCTCCCAGTGAATTGGCAAAAAACAGGAAGTGCGGGCGTTCGCAATGGTTTAGATCCACTTCAAAGCGACGGACATCAGACTGCGGAGTACCGTAGTTTTCGAGCCAGACATCAAAATATTTTAGTTTTTTGTTGTAGGCAGGCTGGAATGGAAGGCCGTGAAGTGCAGGATTACAGTTTAATTCGTAAAGTGAATTTGTATTTAAGGAAATTTGAGATGAAACGGTTGTATCGGTTTCATCATCATAATAACCTTTGATTTTAAAATAGGCCGTGAAATTTGTTTCAACCATATACCAGAGTTTAATCGGTTGTGTCGGATGAATAAGGTCGCTTTGGGAGCGTGTTGTGAGAAATTTCTTACCCTGGATATAGGTAGAATAGAAATTTTTGTTTTCGGCTGTCATCATCGCATTCTGGCGGGGTGAATTGCCGCCCTTAAGGAGCTGAAAAACTTCGGATATCCCCAACCAGTTTTCAACCAAAAGATTGGCCTGATCGATATAACGTTCACCTACCTGGACCTGAATATTAAATGGCCGGTTTGGATGTTCGATATATTTTGCAACTGCAGGATATTGAAAAGAAACCTCAAGCGGCTGATCGAGTATTCCGGAAATGTCAAATGCTGCGTTTCCTGAACCATCGGGAGTTTTGGAATCCTCGAAGGGAGAGCCCGGAAGTTTGCCATCCTGACTGATGGTTCGTAAAAGTATCATGTACTCGGATGCTCCTGAAGGAGTGGAAGCGCCTGAACAATTAACGATAACCGGGTTTCCGGTGAGTTGGACTGCGCCACCTGTGACTGTTGCTGTTAATGCCATTTCAATTAAAAATTAGAAATTAAAAATGTTGGAATGTTCCTCAATTTTGCATTTTGCATTTTTCATTGGTTAAAGACCTTGGGTTTGTTTGATCCTGATATACTTCTCTCTTTCGCGTTCGATGGATTCCACTGCAACGGTTGGCCGGTATTCCATCAGTTTGTTGATTGCCTTAGTCATTTCGAGGTTGATTTTGTTTTGCTGCTCAATCAGTTTAGAGTTATCTGCAGGAACGATGGAGAGTGAGGTCGCTGAATTTTTGTTTCCTGAAGAAAATCCACCGGAGGATAAAACAGGCATTGCGGCCTGGCTCAGTGAAATCCTGCGTGTACGCATTTTTTCAAAGATTTCGGTGATGTATTTTACCTGCGGATTGGCAAGCATTTTCTGTGAAACCACATATTCGCCTTTATGTACGATGCCGGCAGGTTCGTTTTTTCCTCCAGGTGGCGTAGGTCCGCCGTCGGAATAGCCTTTTTTAGATGAAGGACCGGTGAAAGATTTAATTACTTGTGCAAGAGCCAGGGCAGTTTGTGCAACACCTACGCCTGTATTCATGGCGATAAAAGGTATTGCTGCAGGCATTGGCGTAATTGCCAGGGTTTTTGCATTTGCTTTGGCTACGTTTACCCATATTTCGGCAATTGCCAATCCCTGATTGAAAAGGAACAATGCTTTGCCCAGAGCAGTTTCCTGGTCTACCATTCCGGACAGGGCTCCAATAAAAGCCTGACCGGCTGCGATCCTTTGTTCTTTCTGTTGCCATTCAGCGTCTATCATATCCAGTTTTAATTGGATAACACCGTCGTTGTAGCGTTTTTCTGCGGCCAGTAGTGCGGCCTGGTTACCGGCAGCAAGTTCTTTTTCGTTGGCGTACTGAGCTTCGAGAAGTGCATTTTTAGCATCAAACATTTTCTGCATTTGCTCCAATTCGGCGTATTCAGCATCAAAAGGAGTTGCTGCATCGGCTAAGTTTTGGAGTTCGGAAAGGTTTTTACCTGTTTTCAGGTCGCGAATTTTCTGTTGGTGCGTCCTCTCCTTTTCTTCAATCTGTTTGTTGATGGCATCATTTATGGCCTGTTCCTTTTCATTTAGACTGGTTTTGTCAATCCGTCTTTTTTCGAGCGCCGTTTTCTCAACCAGCCAGCGTTGTTTTTCGGCTTCTTCCAAGCGGGCAAATTCATCGCGGAAATTTTCGATTTTCGCTGCAGCAAGTTCTTCTTCTGCTTTAAGCTGAAGGTCACGGAGTTTAATATCGACGGCCACCCGGAGTTCCAGCGCTTTGTTTACAGCTTCCTGGTATTCTTTTGATCCGGCATTATAGATTTTGAGTTTATCGGCAAGGAATTTCAGTTCGGAAACAAGCATCTGATCGTTGTATTCATCCTCAGTCATTTTACCTTCAAGATAATTTTGACGAATCAATGCCTGTTTTTTATTGAATGCTGCTTCAAGAATTTCGATTTGGCGTTTGATTTCATCATCTGAATTCCATGTGGGTTTAGTTCCCATTTTCTTTTCGACTGCCTGAATTTTCTGTTGAATCCGGATATAATCTTCGCCGCCATAAATGGCGTTATCGAGAGCGATTTTATATTTGCCAAGTTTTTCCTGCATCATTACTATGGATTCACTTCCGATAGCATCGCCAAGAGCTTCTGCATTTATAATCTCATTTAAACCTTTTCCTCCTTCTTTAAGAGATGCGATAGTTAAGAGCAGGTCATTAATTCCGTCATCCATTTCTGAAGCAGCCGCTTTCCCATTTTCGAGGGCTTTTGCGAGAAACATGGGATCTTCCTGGCCATCGGTTCTAATGAGTGCAGCACCTTTAAGTAAAAGCACAAATTTTTGCCATGCGGTCAATACAGATGCGCTTTGCTGCAAGCCAAGTTGTTTTGCTTTTTGCAAATTGAGTTCAGCTTCAGCGGCACGAATTGTTTCGTCTGTTGTTTCTGAAATAACTCTTTTTTGTTCAAGTGTCAGGGTGTTTGAATCTTTAACTGTGTCGCTAAGTTTTTTGAGTTCAGTTGTATAGGATTCGTTTGCTTTTTTGAGATTATCTAAAGATTCCACACGAAGTTTTTCGCGTTCCACTGCTGCAGTGCTGTATTTTTCATAAGATTTAATTGCAACTATTAATGCGCCAAGTGCAATAAAAACAGCGCCAATGCCTGTTGCTCCTGAAAATGCAACAAATAATCCCCAGGCAACCCGGGCCCGGGTTAAGTTACCTGTGAAAACTGCAACTGCGGCAGCATATAAAAGCATTGCGGCGCTCCCTGCCCTGTTTAAAATTATGCTTGTGCGGTTTAAAACAAGGCCCAGACCGGTTTGAATATTTTTTCTACTTTCCCACATTGCTGTCAATTGAACTGCGGCAGCATAAGTAAGGAGATACCCGGTTGCGAAAACAATGGTTTTGCCATATTTGAAAAGGAATTCAACGATAGCGCCGAAAACTTTGAGCAATGTTGAAGCTTTGTGAATTGCTTCGCCATAAATCGGAGTAAGTTTTTCGCCAAGTTCGACCTGAAGTTCCTTGAACTTTTTTGTATGTTTTTCAAGTATTGCCTGGGCGCTGCTGTTCTTTTTGTTGAATTCGATTAAAAGGTCAGTTCCTTTAACAAACTCTTCGTTACTGAATTTTTGGTTTTCACGAAGTTTGTCGATATTGGCAGCCAAAGCGCCAAGAACCGTAGTGGCACGAACACCATCCATTCCCAAAGCGGAGAGGCTTTTTGTAAGTTCACCAAAACCACCGGATGTACCTTTTGCACCGATTAAAAGCTGAATCATTGCTTCATTGGCATCTTCGTTCATCAGTTTTGTAAAATCTTCAAGCGACATGCCGGCGATATGAGCGTATTCAGAGGTTTTCTTAAACATATTACTCATCACCTGGTTGTATGCTGTGGCAGAAACTTCGGAAGTCTGGCCCAATTCATCCAGTGTTGCTGCAAGGCCAAGAATTTTATCGATTGATACACCGGCTGTAGGGGCAACACCGGCCACCCGTTTTGTGAATTCGAGCATATATGCTTCGTTGGCAGTTCCGGAAGCACCCAGGGCGTTCATGGCGCTACCTATTTTTAGCAGTGAATCCTCAATGCTGTATTCTTTGGTAAGTTTAAAGATGTCAACCAGTTTACCCAACTGGCGAACCGATTCTTCCGGATCGCCGCCCAAATCTTCAGAAAGTGCCACCCTGATTTTATCGGTAGCACGAACGAAGCCGAGCACATCTTCCTTGCCCCTGATACCGAGTTTACCGGCAACCCGGGCAAGGCTCAGCAAATCAATCTGGGCTGTGCGTGTGTCAATTTTTTTGATTTCCTTACTGAGTGCGATGGTTTCTTTTTTTGTCAGGTCGGTGGTTTTCATTACATCGATCAGCTTATCATCGTATTCAGCAAAAGCGGTAACGGTTGATTTAACAACCAGGACTGCCCCTGTTATGGCGGCTATGCCAGCAGTAATAATTGCAAAATAACGGTTGGATGCATCAGCGATTCTCTGGAGAATTCCCCATTTTTTAGCTGTTGTACTCAGGTCGTTATTATGTTGATCGATGATGCGTTTAAGTGATTTTATTTGTGTGGCGTGCCTTATATATTCTTTGCTGCCGATTGACATACGGGCCTGTTCGTTGACAAGTCTTGACATTTCTTTGCGGATTGCAACAATATCGTTGGAAACCTGTTTGCCGTTGATATAAAGATTTATTCGTCTTGTATAACTTGCTGCCATGGTAGAAAATATTTAAAGAGCCTCTCCACGACCATCCTGATAATCGGGAGGGAGTAAAGAAAGCTTCATTGTAATTGTTGCTAAAAATAGATTGGAAGCATGTGATTGGAAAGGACACAAAAAAAGGGGTAAATCAGATTTTGAGTTTTGCTGCGTTAATAACGGCGTCAGCATTCACAATGGCAATCTGATCGGCAAGTTCCGGAACATTGCGGTCGATCACCGGGTTAAACCATTCAACCACATTACGGCCACCATTCTGCATTTTGCCTTTGGCTGTTCGGATTACCAGTTTGCCATTCATTTCCCAACCGCGGCCAACGCCTTTGTGAACAAATATTCCATGGCGTTCGAACGAAAATGAAATGGTATCAATCTCACCATAGGTTTGTTTTGTTGATGGTTTTATGCTGTTTACAAGTTTCCCTTCGGTACGTTGTTTGGTACCTGTTCCCCTGGTGATGAAAGGTTCTGTTTTTCCAAAGCGGAACCATGCAGCGCTGGAGCGTAGCTCCCTGTTTACACCGGGAATCCATCTGCGGACAACCGCATTTTGTTCTTTTACTCCTTCAATGCTTAATGACATATCAGTTATATTGAAGCTGATCCGGAACCCGAAAGGTCAGTGAGCCAGTGGTTAATATTAACGTCAGAAAGAACCGGCGAAGAGATTGTAAAAGTAATCCGGAGCCCAATGGAGTTTCCGATTTCATTGGCAATCAATTTTGATTCAACGCTTGAAAATTCAAAACCGCGAACAACTGGTGTGAGCGGATTGCGTTTATCGCTTTTGATTTTAATAAGAATATCATCAGCAATAGTTTCGAGGTTATCCCAGATTTCATGAACTTTTCCATAATCGCTTATATCCGGGCAATGATCGAGCAGTATAAAAGCGCCGCTTCGGTTTTTAATGATGTTGTCGCTTTTGTTGTCGGTATAGTCATAACTGTACCCTTCGAGTATCAGCATTGGATAAGCCACATCGGAGCGGTTAATGCCGGCCAGAACTTCATCGATTTCAAAACGGAAAAAGTGTTTTTCATTATCTGAATGCTGAATTTCAACATGTGCCCTGGCAATGTTTTCGAAGTAAGTTACCAGTTTGGAAAAGTTGTTTTTCATATCAATTAATTTGCGTATAAAGTCATTTTGTTTGCGTAAAAAGCCTATTTGTTTGCGTATAGTGCAAAATTATTTGTGTTTGATGTTTTCTTTGATTTTGGTTGTCATCCATCGAAGCACGTTATGAAGAGGAAGCAGGGCGTAAAGGTCATGGTGTATCAGGTCATCGCCAATCACACTTTCGAATATTTTGAGCCACCCGGAGTTGTTGTTTGGTTTTTTGTGGGTTTTGGGTTCCGGGGGCTCATTGTTTTCTTCATCGTGTTGAAACACCAAAGGGTATGCAAGGGCCAGCCATTCTTTGATAAGAACATAGTTTATTACAATGGCATCGAGGATTTCAGGTTTAATCCGGGAAATGTGTAAAGTATAAAAAGCAATTTTATCTTCATTAAAAGGCTGGAGTTTCGGCAGGTAAAGAGAAGCAATAAATTTGTGCAAATCGACCGGGTTCTTGTCAGCCTGGTAACTTGTAAAATAGCTTTCGACAAAAATAAACTGCCCGAAAGTCATTCCGGCCAGTTGGTGTTTAGGTGAAAACAAAGTTTTTCCCGGGGTTTTGATTTGGGGAATGATAAAAGCATTGTAAGGTTTAATTTCGGTGAAGGGTTCAAACAGGTTCATCAGTACGTAGAGATAATAATCTTCGAGTTTATTTATCATGAATTTACGGATACCTGTCATGCTATTCAGGAAATCTGTCTCGGAAATCCTTTGATTTATCAAACTGGCAATGGAAATAAACTGAGAAGGTTTAAGTTCCTCAAAGGTGGATGGAAATGCACCATTGATTTTGCGTGTGTATTTAAGGAAAGAGAAAGGCTGATATTCGAATATAATATTTACCATGGAGTGATATTTTCTTTTATCTTTTCATATAATTTCTGTGAAACAAGAAGCGTATTGCCGTTTTTGATACAGTGAACCGTATTACCAGTTAATATTTTAACTTCAGATTTAAGTTTAATATCACAAACTGTCGTGGTTTCTTCATAAGGGAGCAGAGGAGAAACAAAGCATAAAGAGCTTTCTAATTTTAAAACATCAGTTATTAATTCCATGATTATTTTTTTAAGCCCAGAATGTTTTTTTGCCGTTGTTGTCGCGTTTAAAAGGCGAGCCGGTTTGACCCGAATATTCTTCAGGCCAGTTTGCAACCAGGAAACCTTTCAGGAACCCAAGGTAATTGTTTCCAATGCCACGGTTCCGGGAAACCAAAGCGGCAATGCGTTCTTCAGAGGAATGGCTTTTAACGACTTTGGCACGTTGCTGATCCTCGTTTTTTTCGAAGTACAGACCTTTATCGTACAGTGTTGCGCCGGTTTCTTCCATCAGCATAGCACTGGCAAGGTAGATTAAAGGTTTGCGGATAAAAGGCAAAAGAGCCAAAACCTTAAAATCTACAACTTCGTTTGTCATTTCCGTTTTAACTGTTGTATAAATTGCTTCTCCCAGTACTGGCCGGATGGTTGCATCTTCGATATAGGAAAGAGCCGGTTGCAGGGCCAGAAAAATCAGGCGGCTGTTATGGATGTTAAAAGGAATTTCCTCAATTGTTTTAACGTTGGGAAGAAACGATTTTAACAGGCTCAAACCTCACATCGAAAATGCCGAAAACAGGTACATCAAACCCCTCTTAGGCTTGCCTATGTACTATTCACTCCAGGAATTCTACGAAGCAGACTATCCTCAGTCACCTTCGGATAAGGAAAAACTGCAAAAGGAGCTGCTCGTTAAGGTCCAGTTTGCAACTGTCCACCTTGCATTTTTTGTTGGCTTCGATTTTCTGAATATCTCATTTACAGATGCAGGATTTCAACGTATCGAAACCGAACGCACAAAAGGTTTATTCAAATACCAGGAAGATTCAATAAAGGCTTACTTTTCTGAAACCGGTCTAAATGCCCTCGATGATGTTCTTGTTTTTCTGGAAGTAAACATTGATTCTTTTGAGGAATTCATGAATTCGGAGAATTTCAATAAACTGATTAAATCGTTTCCTACGCCAATAGGCAGAATTGATTTTATTTCGTTTACTGTTGCGAATAACATTAGCTTAAAGTTTTTTTGGAACCGGTACCGGTATCCAGTGTTGTTAAAATTGTATTTCTGAATCTCCACTCCAGGTTCTCGGGAGCGCCGTTAAACCTTACAAAAGTTTCGAGCGGGTCGAGCAGGTTCTGCCGGTCGAGCCAGGCATTTGCAATATTGACCAGAAAAGCTTCGCGAATGTTGCTGCCGCCCTGGTTTCCCGAATAGGTACCACCTGGCATTCCTGCGCCTAACACATTTGGATTAATCATCAGGGAGAACAGGATTTCAGAGTTTGCAGCTGCACTGGAAATTAAATCCTGTTCGCTGCTGAGTTTATTTTGCAGCGGTGTGATGATCCACTGCTCTTCGGTCCTTCCGTTGGGCCCGACTTCAAACATGGTGAAAACGGGTTTGTTGGCGTTGGCGGTACCGCAAAGGTTATCCTCGATTTCATCCATAAATTTGTTGATGGCCTGTGAGCGAAGCGCGACATCGGGATATTCAGATTCAGGGAATTTCCTGTCCCAGAAAGCATAAGGAATCTGAACGTGCCATTTCCATGTGATTTGATTGGTATATGCCTGTTTCAAAAATGCGGGTATTGCTTTTGCAATATCAATCCATCCAGCTGTATAAGCAGAATACCAAACCGGAGAGCTGTAATACTCATTGTTGCTCCAGCTGTCGCGGACAACTTGAATAAAACTTTTTCCCTTGATTTTCTTTCCGTAGTTACGGCGTTTCAAATCGGCTTCAGGATCGTATTCATCGAGAACATCGTGCATGGTGTAATCTGCTTTTGCTGGAGTGTCAGGCCACTTGCCTGAAACGACACACTTTTCGATTGAACCATTTGTGTTGGCTACTGTCAATCTGCAGTATTTTGCGTTAATGGTGTTGATACCAACGAGCTGGCTGCCGTCAGCGTTTGGAAGAAGCTGAACAAAGGCAGGGCCAAATTTCAGATAATCGCGGGTGGCTTTCTCAAGGTATCGGCGCACCATCCGGCTTTGTCCAAAGACGCGGATTTTGGGGTCTGTGATCGGTTTTAAAACCTCATTTCCATTATCATCGAACCCTTCCACGGTTACCGGAAAGATACCCTGCCCAATAGTGAAGTTGCGAATGAATTTCAAGCCGCTGTTTAGCACACTGACCGAGTTGATGATTTTATCTGCAAAAATTGGGAAATTATTACCAGAACTCCAGTCTGATATATAATAATTTTCCATTGAAGTTTTATCCGGGTCAGCATCTTGTGGGGTTGCAATGTTTTTTGGTTTTTCTTCAGGAGCGCCCATTGTACTGAGATAAAGACCCCGGTTACCATAACCGATTAAGGGAATACCTTTTTTATTGAATTGTACGTTTGCCATATTTGGTTTCGAGTTTAAAGTATTACTTGCATTCCGTTCCATTCTATAATTGCATCGATGCTTACCGGCGTAGGGTGGCTGATTTTATCTCCTTTTAAGTCGATTGGAACAACACCACGGAGTCGGTTTTTACTCATGTTCGCGGTAAGACCGCAGGCCACTGCGCGAGGCATAAAAACAACTTCACCATTTGTTTTGATGAATTTGATACTGAAAATGGTTTGTTTTCCTGCCGGAGTTTCCTTGATGTCGTATTCCCGGAGCATCAGGTTTCTTCTGATTTTTTCAACCATTCTTTTTATTTCAAAAATATGTTGTCGTTTCCTCTAAGGAAAGGACAAAAAAAAAGGAGTAGATACGACCAAAAAAAGGGGCGAAGCCCCTCTTTTCTACATTGAGAAGTTAATCTCGTTTTCAGCTTCAGAAATCTTTTCATTCAGAACCTGTCTGATATGAGAGAGAGCTGCTTCAACCACAACGGGATTCGAGGTAGTGAAAGGCTGCCCATCGGCATCTTTCAGTGAGAGAGTGGAGCTAAGCCCGTCTGCTCCCAGCCTGAAATTGTTAATACCTTTGCGGGCCACCTGCAACTGCCGCCATTTGGCGATGGTGATGTTGAGTTCTTCAACCTTTTCAATTCTCTTGTCGAGAGTAATTACAGGGTTAACTTTCTCAACCGGTTTGGTTTCTTCAACCACAACTTCAGCAATTGCTTCTTCGATCACAACTGACTTACCATTTGCAGGTACTTCTTTCACAACGGTCATTGTTGCTGTTTTTTCAGTTGCAACATCCTGTTTTTTTGCCAAGTTTGACATAATTGTTTTGCTGCTGCCTTGCAGACTATTTTTGGTATCAAGCACACCGATTATTATTAAAAAAAACGAAAATTATAATACCCACACCAATGAGCTTTTCGAATAAGGGCAAGGGCTGAACCCCTAACTGGAACAGTTAAGGGAGCTTGTATTACCCTTGACCATTTCGCAAAGCGCAATTATCTTTGTTTTATAATTTGGAGTGAGGATCTTCTGGAGATTATGAAAGCCAGAAGTTTGAAGATCGAAGTCGGAAGTTAAATAGGAAAAGAGTTATTTTAGTTTTTGGGTTAAAAGTTAAATAAGGAATTGAAAATAAGACCAAAAAAAGGGGCAAAGCCCCAATTTCTTAAAACTCGAATACTTCAACCTGGTTTGATTTTGTTCGTTCCCTGCCCGTTGTTTTGTGATCTGTTTCGCGGGGAATCTGCCAGCCTTTGATTTTCCCAACCTGCCGGTTGAATCTTTCCCAGACTTTTACATCCGTGAATCTGAAATGCATCGTTCCCTTTTTGTAGCCTTTGATTTCAAAGAAACCCCAACTGTACCATTTGCCCCATTCAGGTTTCATTTTATTGATAAAGTCATACAGTTTGGTGGTATTGTTGTAATCTGTGCCGGTCAGATAACAAAGCCCTTTTATTACATCTTCCATTCGGTCAGAGGAACTATAACCAAGATCCATGTCACCATGCCAGCCAACTTTCACCATGTACGGCCGGATAAAATTCTGATTGACCTTGTAGTTTGAGTTTGTTTTCCATTTTTCTCCGGCAGTTGAATTCATCGATGAATAACTGCAAATTGTATCGAAAGCATCAACCAGAACTTTATCCATTCTTTCGGAATGGGTTCCAACGATAAGTTCAAACATTTTGTAGATGTTTTTCATTGTGAAAGGTATTTGGGTTTGTTGCTCAACAAATTTGTTGATATCGTTCATTACCGAAGTAGTGACGTATTTTTTCATGTTCATTTCGCCAAATATGTATCGCCAGGCGTTTTTCTGGAGTTCTTTCTTGAAAGTTTGCCTTTCAATCGGTTGCTGTTCGGTGGAGCAGGTGAAAGTAAGTTTTTCGAGCCGGATAGGGCCTGACATTTGAGTAATCTTTACTGCTGAAGCGAGAACGTTGTCGTATTCTTTTACGCAAAATACATAACGGTTTACAATCTCGCGGATAACATTGTAGCTCATCATCCCGGGAGTTTCGCAGTGTTCAAATTCCTCGTTGGCATCGAAATACCCTTCAAATTCCTGTTCGGATGTTTTGGGTTTGTAGAGGTGAACGATTGATACATCAACGTCTGTTTGCCGGTCAGCCCACTGGAAGCAATCGCCAAATGATTCTGAATAACCAAAATCGGTAACCAGCTCGTAGAGCAATCTCCTGCTACCTGTATGTTGCCGATGTAACGTTTCAGAATTGCAAAGGCTGATTATTTCGCAGCCATCAGGGGCAATCTCCCATGCGTGCATGATGTGTTTGTCAGCGCTGAAGAAAGGTGGATTCATAACAATGAAATCAATGTGCGAAATAGGTTCAGCATCGAGTTTCAGGAAATCTTCGCCGATTAACCTGCATTTTGATTGCATGATAGCTCTCAGATTAGGTTCAATCTCACAGGCGATTACATCCTGTGCGCTGTGCTGATACAGCCAGTCAACAATATCCCCTCGCCCGGCGCTGGGTTCAAGGATAACCTTATTGGTTACGTCGGTGTTTGCCATCATTCTTTCGATGACATCAGCCGGAGTTGGATAAAATTCTTTTCCAAACATGATATAAATATTAATTGGTTAATAATTAAAAAGAGTATGTTCCTGTTTCATTTTCAGGTGCAGCAGCCTCGGCTTCCACCGATTCAAACTGTGCCTGGGTAATGTAGTCAACTGCATGTTGAGCTTTGCTTGCAGCCATTACAAAGAATTTGTTATCAGATTTCAGTTTCGATAACCAGCCTTTGATGTAAGCAGCGCTGTTGTCGATGGTTGTATTTTGGATGCCGCATAAACCGCAAAGGTAAGCTGCTCCCATTTCAGCAATCAATTCTTCCTGGCTGTATGAATTACCGCCGAAATGCCCGGTCAAATCCCGTTTAAGGCGTTTGGCGTGACCTGTGGCGTGCGTACATTCATGAAAAAGAACAGAATAAAATTCAGAATCATTAAAGAAGGTTCGTGAATCAGGCATTTGAACAATATCCTGGGAAGGGATATAGCAAGCCTGTGATTTGCCTGTTACAATGGCCGGTTTATCATTCCAGTTTTCAATCAGGTTTTCGCAAGCCTGAACAGGAGTGAAATCGTGATCGTGAGATTGAGTTTGCGGAATCTTTGCGATGTCGATCCCTTCAACATCGTCGATGTGAAAAACCCTGTAATACCGGAGCATTGGAATTTTGTCAGGATTACCATTACTGTCAATATGGTCACGCATTTTCCAGAAAATAACTTCGATGGATTTTGCGCCTTTCTTTACATGGCCGCCAAGTTCCTGAGCCTGTTTGAAACTGAGAAAATAAGGTCGCTCGAAGCCGAAACTGAGCAGGTAAAAGAAGTTGAAACCCCGGTAGTTCTTTTTGGAAACGAGGTTCTGAGGCATACCGCCGCCACATTTCCAAGGCATCCGCCAGGGGATAACGCCTGCTTCCAGACGTTCGGTGATTAACTTTGTAACCATTTCATAGACATCAAACTTTTTCATACTGATATTTTGCCGCTGCCTTGCGGACTTATATTGGTATCTGGCACACCCGTTTAATTTATTGACCACAACATTGAGCCGCAGCGGATTAGGGCAAGGGCGCACCCCGCCCGGATGAACAGTCAATGGCGTTCCCTTGAATGTTCCGGTGGGCGAAATAACTTTGCAATAAATTAGTGGAGTGTGGATCTTTCGGAGATTATGAAAGCCAGAAGTCTGAAGACCTAAGCCGGAAGTTAAATAAGAAAAGAGTTATTTTAGTTTTAGGGCTAAAAGTTAAATAAGGAATTGAAAAGCGACCAAAAAAAGGGGCGAAGCCCCTCATTTTTAATATTTACCGTATGTGTTTTTAGGACGTACCGGGTCAGGAACATGAACTGAATCATCACCAGCGAAAGGCAATCTTTCAATAGCATTACGCGGGCAACTTTCCATCAGTATAACCATTAAAACCGCTGTTTCTTCATCGGTGGCCGGAATGATTACGTTTTCGGTTCTTTTGTCGTGATGAAGTTTGAACCGAAACATTTTACGAGTTGTATCAATCATAATGTTAAAATATAAAGATATTAGTTGATTCAGGAACTGGTTTAACTGTAAATTGAGCAGCAATAAAAGGGTCAAGGTTACGAATAAAGCTCGGTGGGTCAGAATAAAACTGTTTCGTGCAGTTGCGAATAGCTTCCATATCTTCAAACCAATCAGCTGCAAGAACAGCATTTAAGAAGATTTGAGCATCTTGATCTTCTTCCAGATATGCATATTTCCTGTCGTTGGAAATGTAGCTGAAAGAGGAAATGTGCGGAATTAAATCAAGCAGTTTAAGTTCATCGATTGATACTTTCAGCCAACCGTGTGAGGGATCGGAAAAGAATGCGTATTTCATAACTTTAGATTTATGACATTAGAATTCAAATAATGTTGCTGGTTCAGTTTCCTGTATTTCTTCGGTTTCCTGTTCTGGTTCTTTTTCAACAACATCGAAATCAGATACAACAGGAAAGAAAGAAAAAGAGCAGATATCGCCAACATTAACACTGTTTCCGCGATAATCTTTTTTGAGGTACGAGCTGAAACTGATATCAGAACAGCGGTTGTGAGTACGATTAATCAGGTCAATTCCTGTGCGCATGTCAGCAACCATTTTTTCAAGGGCAGCATCGCTGCTCAACAAAATAGAACCGAATGTTTTCATAAAAGCATAAGCTTTTTCCTGTGCTTTGTTTTTGGTTTGACAACCATCATTAAATTTTGCATAATATCTCATAAGAAAAATGCCCCTGCCCTGGGGACTTGTATTGGCATCTGGCACGCCGATTATTTTAAATAATATGTTTGTTTTTCTCAATCACATCACCAACGGTCGAAACCATGAAACCATGTTTACGGTGATGGAAAAGGGTAGGTATGTAAGAATCGCCTATGTTGACGTAAGTTGCAAGAATATCGCACCAGTAACCGTTTTTCCATTTCGATGTGCGGAGTGGTTCGATGCCGAAACCTTCAAGAACCTCGTTGATGGCGCACATTTTAAGTGAATCAGAATTGGGTTTGTTGTAACAGCCGGTTATCCAATCCTTAACTGACTGAAAAGTTTCAGGGTCAAGTGTATCGTTAAGGATGTAATTGACAGTTTCAATTTGTTCCGGAGTTATCTGGAGCTGATCTAAATCTTTAACGGCAGGTTCTGTGACTTCGTGATATCCTTTATCGTCACAGATATACAGGTGCGGGGCTTTGTTATAACGAGGCAGAATACGTAAAGGA